TATTGCAGTGTTCACATTGTAAGTGGCAATTCATTTCGTCAAACCTTACATTTGAGTGTCCACCTTGAGAAAAATAATGCCCGCAATTTTGTTTTTTAGGCGGTTTTTGGCAACTTATACAAACCAATCCAGCGTCTCTAAGACGGATATAGCGATTAAATACTTGTTGAGCCAATTTAAGATAGTCCTGAAGCGTGAGTAAATCTTCTTTTTGCTTCTTAACCTTGTCTTTTTTAATCTTATCCAAGTTCTTTAAAGCAAGTTTTGTCTTAGAACATAGGTAACAATATTTATCCGTGCTTTTATAGGGTACAAAAACAGTTGAACAATCTCGGCATTTTTTATCAAAATTAGTCTTCATCTTCTTCTTTTATTTCTATTTCTTGCACTGCACAATATAAATTTTGTAAAATTTCTTTTAAAAACCAATCTTCTGTTTGTGACATTTGAACTCTTATGTAAGTATGCATTTCAATAATTTCCCTTTTTGTTCTTTTCATCTTCTAATTTTTGGTAAATGTTAAATAAAGTATTGTAATATGGTAAGTAAGCCCTATTCCCGCTTTGTGATTTAAGCACCTTTAATAAACTTTCTACGGCGTATGCAACACTTTGTATGTAAACTGCTTTAGATAGTCTTAAATCGCGTTTAAGTTCGTATTTTCGTAGGTTAAACTCCAAGTCGATTAGTTTCATAACGCTAAAATTTCTTTTTTTACCTCTTGCCAATACTTTGAAGGATAAAAACTACCATTATTATATTTTTCTTGTTGGTTAATTAATTCATCAACTGCTATTAATGCGCATTGTTTTGCTTGTTTAAAGTCTGAGTATTCATTATATTCATTTTCAATATCAGTAAACTTTTCCACTAACTCAATTGCTTTTTCTTTTGGTGTCATAACATCTTTTTTAAGTCCTCTACTTCTAATCTCATTTTTTGCATTTCAACTTCATTCAAAATTAACGCTTTTTCAAGGCTTATGTTTCGAAGTCGGTAACTTTGGTTATCACTAACTAAGTGGTAAACCATTTCTTGTACATCTAAAAGGTCGTTAACGCTTTCTTTTTGTGACTTTATTAGTTCGTGTTTATGTGGTGCTTTCTGCTCTAAGTCGTCTAAAGCAAATTTTACACGGTGCAAAACAGTTGAGAGTTGTGCTTTTCTGATTAATACATCTAATTCATTCATCGTTAAAAAGGTATGTTTTCTGTAAAACTATTAAAACTATTTGTAATCGGTTCTTTTATCGGTGTGATGTCGTGATTTCTTTTGATGACATCTTTACCAGCTACTTTAAATCCAAGTCCGTAATTGTAATCTAATAAAATAGGCTCATTCAATAGCGTTGGTTTTCCGCCAGTGTCAGTATCTTTAACTTTTACAACTTCAACCATTGTGTAATTCCATAAGTTCGTATGCTGAGTAAGTCGATGCACTACTAAAAAGTCATCTGCTTTATTTGCAAAAGCCTTACCGCCCTCAATATCCGATTTCAAAGGTGGCATAACGTGACCCGCCCAATCATGTTTTTCAGGATATATAGCCGAGCGTCTTCCACTTGCACTACTTGGGTGTGCATTTACATAAATACTTTTACCCGTCTTTGTAAACTGCTTTAAATCGTTTAACACATCGTAGTTGGAACTGTAACTCATTGGTGTTTTTAAACCGTTAAAAGGGTCGATTAAGTGAACATCGCAATCAGCTTTAATAAAGTCCGACATTAAGTCCTCAGGAGTGTAACGTATTGTGTTATCAATAAATTTAAAGTGATGCTCCATCTTCATTTCGAATCTTCTAACCTCTTTGTAAGTTAAATCCATGAACTTTTTTCCTGCATACATTTGTATTAAATCACGCATTACTTTGCCTTGATAATTTTCATCCATGAATAAACAGATTTTTAAATCATGGTTTGTAACTAAAGAAAGAAAGTACCATTCCATGAAGTATGTTTTACCTACGTTGTCATGTCCGAGAATGATATTAAATTGTCCGTGTTTATGTACAAAGTGTTTATCTAAATCACAACCTAACTTTAAACCCGTTGGAACTTTTCCGTCAAGATAATCGTTTAAGTATTTTGTGCTATGTCCGTTTTCTAAAATCATTAAAATAAAGTTTGTTGAAGTAAATCTGTTGCATAAATAAAACACTGATACTCTTCTTTAAAAGAAGGTTTGGCATTAGTTAAAACATAATCTTTTGTATGTATATGCTCAATATAAGCTACATTCTCTTTTATTTGTATGAAAACATAAAAATCAGCGTTGCAATGATTGCTTAAATTATCCAATTTACAATTAAAAGTAAATGTTTTTTGTCGTGTTGCTTTTACTTGATATGTAAAACCTTTTTCATCAGCAAAATCTATTTTTTCATAATCTCTGTCAGCTTTTTGTTTAAATAATTTTTCTTGCTGATACATCATTGTAAACCAATATTCAAATAGTTTTTCACCAAGTTCGCCAGTTGATAAATCTACAAGACCTCTTGGTATTACAATTCTTGATAAATACTTTCTCATGTTAATCTTTTTTAAATGTTCCATTTTCCATTTTACCAGTTCTATTTTTTATAACTTCATAAGCGGAATTTATACAATCTTCAATTTTATATCCTGCTAATTCAGCTAAATTTGTTAAAACAACAACACAATCTCCTATTGCATCAATTATTTCTGGCTCGTCATTTTTTAAAATAGCTTTTGCTAATTCTCCAGCTTCTTCTTGAAGTTTTATGTATTGAGTTTTAACATCTCCTTTTTGAAAAATTCCTTTTTCTTGTGCCCAATTTCTTATTGGTTCAAATTCTTTTTTAAGTTTCATTTGTTTTTATTTAAAAAATTATTGTATAAATGTAAGTTATTTGCAAAATGATAATAAGTACCAACTTTTATTTTTAATTCATTAGCAACTAATTCTTGTAATTTACTAAAACAATATTGATCATTACAGAATCCATACCATAAATCATTTGATCTCATCAACACGCTCATGTTTAATTTATTATTTAAAATGGTAAAATTAACAGCGTAAGTGCAAGGAGTATCATTTTGATAATTAAAAATCTCTTTGCCATCGTAAATTGATATTGATGCTTTTCGGGTTTCTGTTTGTGTTTTTAATAAATCAATAACTTCTTTTAATTGATTATTTCTTGACCATTGCCAACCATAATTTGAATTAACATTACCATCAATGTCCATCATGTTTTTCCATATTGGCGCAAATTTACTAATTTCAATAGCATTTCTGTCTTCTGATAAATACCAGTCCCATTCTCTTTTAGCGTAATTCAATGAAAAATTTCTGTATTTAGTTTTTATTTCATTGTTTAATGGTTCTTTTATTTCAAAACCTATATTGAAAATCGCTTTTGTATTATCAAAATTAACGCCTTTTTTATTAATTAATTCATAATAATACTCAAATGCTTTTTGTGCTGTTTTAAACTTTTTCATTTTTATTTATTTAAGTAATCATTTAATGAACCAATGTAAGCAACAGCGTCAAGTAAATTATCTTCTTTATGACTATGTGCTTGCCTTGCTAGCTTTAATGCTATTAATACATTATAACAATCATTAACTGTTATTATTTTATTTGACATTAAACTTGCTAACTCAGCAGTTTTTTCCATTGATAAATGAAAATCACCATAAGTTCTTGCTTTTTCTTCAGATCTAAGATTAACAATCTCATTTGCTTTTTCTAAAATATTCATAATTTATTTATTTGGTTTACTTGTTTCATTACATTTTTCATGTATTCATCTTGTGATTCATCATTACGTTGATTAAAATTATTTTTAGACCATGTTAATAATCTTCTTGAAACATCAAAAACAGATTGTTTCTCAAATCTCATAAATCTATCTTTAACACCATGCTCAGTCCAATATAAATAAAAGTCGTTAAGCATATCGTTTCCGTAGGTTTTTAAAAAAGGTTTTAATAAATCAGCAAAATCTTGTTTACGTATTTCTATAGTCTTTTCATTCTTTTCTTTCTTATCATTCTTGTTAGTTGTTATTCGTTTGTTATTCGTTTGTTGTTCGTTTGTTAATTCGTCTGTTACTGTTTGATATTTTTCATAGTTAACTACTTGAATAACTGTACCTTGCGTGCTTGTTTTGATTGTTATTTCGTTTGTTGATTTTAGCTTACTTAATGCAGTCCTTGTTTGTTGTACTGTTAAGCCAATTTCTCTACTTAATAGATCTAATCCAGTAAGCGTTTCACCTACTTTTACAATTTTACCTTTATAATTTCGATCTTTGTGATTAGCTTTTAATAATAAATACATAAATAAACGAAACGCATTTTTATCGTCAAACCATTCCCATTCTAAAATTTGTCTGTGTATTTTTATCCAACCGCTCATTTTAATAAAATAAAAAACCCCATTAAATCCATAGGCTCTCACTTCTATTTCATTAACAGGGTACAATAATATCGTAAGGTTTTATAATGTGAGAGACAAACCTGTGCAAATATACTAATTTACTTTCATACTTTCAAACTTTTTCTGCAAAATAATTTGACTTATTACAAAGTTATTCGTCTTTTCTTCGTATTCTCCGGTGTAATATTCCGATTCTTTTGACATTTCCCAAATAGCTTTTATATATTGCATATCATGTATCTGAATCATGTTTGAGACTGTTTTAACGCTGTGCATGATTGTAACGTGGTCACGGTTTAACATTCTACCAATTTCTGTGTAAGTGTAACCTGAAGCGAATAAAAGAGCGTGTATTACTTGTCTGTAAATCTTAATGTGAGTTATTCTGTTTTGTCCTGTTATCTCTTCTATTGGATGTGGGCAATAGCGTTCGATTCTTACCATGTCAAAGTTTCCTATCTTATTCCAAAC